GCGCGACTCGATGCTCCGTGAGCGTACCGTCAAGGACGTGCTGGACTCGAAGGGTGTACCTAGCAAAATCGCTAAGTTCATTCCGAGCGACGTAGCAACACCCGAGCAGGTTGAATCGTGGCTTTCTGATAACGCTGATGTATTCGGCTTTCAGACCGCGCAGCAAACTGACGCAGTAGACGAACAGAGATTGGAGCAAGCCTCACAGTTCCAGCGTATTAACGCTGCGACTGAGTCAGCTATTCCAGCTACAAACGTTGCTGACCTGACAGCCCGCATCAACAATCCTAACCTCACAAAGGCGGATCTAGACGCAATTACAGGTATCAACGGTTACAGCGGCTCTGGCCGTCGAGCATTTTAATCTATCCACTAACCCTTAGAAAGGGGTAACGCATCATGGCGACTTCCTATACAGGAACGAATAACACAGGCTCTGCAGTCGGTACATCAGTTGTACAGACAGCGTATGACCGTTATATCGAACTCGCACTTCGTGCTGTGCCTATGGTTCGCGATCTCGCGGACAAGAAGCCAGTACAGCAGGCAATGCCTGGTTCATCCATCGTCTTCAACATCTACTCAGATATGGCTCCAGTTACAACTGCGCTCTCTGAGACAACAGATCCAGACGCAATTGCACTAGGTTCAACAACACCTATCACAGTAACACTCAACGAATACGGTAACGCTTCACTCGTTACTCGTAAGCTCGAGTTGTTCTCATTCTCAGATATCGATCCAGCTCTTGTCGACATCATCTCATACAACATGCTCGACTCTCTCGATGCAGTTGCGCTCGCTGAGCTCGTCGGTGGCCCACAGGCTATCGCTGAGGTCAACGGATCTCTCGTTTCAACCTTCGATGGTTCTTACACCGCTGGTGTAACCCAGGGACTTATCCGTGCTGGTTCAACACCAGACACAATCAAGTCTCGCGACATCCGTATGGCTGTTGCTAAGCTTCGTGCTAACAAGGTAGTTCCACGTCAGGGAGATTACTACTATGTCGGTATCCACCCAGAAGTTTCACACGATCTCCGTGCCGAAACTGGCTCAGGCGGATGGCGTGACGATCACAAGTACTCAGAGACAGGTTCATCTGAATTCTGGCCAGGTACTATCGGAACCTACGAAGGCGCGATGTTCGTCGAGTCTCCACGTATGTTCAACACCACAGACGGTGCTATCGGAACAGCAGCTAACACATCGTACTCAGGTACATTTGGAACAACCTCTTATACCTATGGTACAGGTGGTGTTCGTGTGTTCCGTACTCTCGTTGCTGGTAAGCAAGCTCTTGCTGAAGCGGTTGCTGAAGAGCCACATGTGGTCTTCGGTCCAATCGTTGACAAGTTGCTCCGCTTCCGTCCAATTGGATGGTACGGCGTACTTGGCTTCAAGCGCTACCGTGATCCTGCATTGATCCGTATCGAATCAACATCTTCGATCCACAGCTCCTAATAACTAATTAGGTCGGGCGGCTCCCCCTTCGGGGGGAGTCTCCTCTTAACAAAGGAAGAGCATGGCTAATTACAAATTTACACCACCAGTCACATCAGAAGGTCCTGCTGGCTTCGGTGCGCTATTTTGGCGTTATCGGATTGACCGCGCAGACACTCTGCTTATGACTAACGGTGTAGTAACACGCAATCGCACCTTTGAAGTATCAGAAGTAACAGCAGCAGAACACGCCTATATTGGCGGACATATTTACACCATTACTCAACAGGAGCGTGACCAGTTGGTCGCAGCGGGATATGGTGCAACGATTACCCCGATAACATGACAGAAGAAACCCCAGAAGAGCTTATACGCAAGCGAGTCATTTTGATGGAAATGGACTTACTAAATGAAAGCGAAGCACCAGAGTAGGATAAAGATAGCGACATATGCAATCTGTAAAAACGAAGGAAAGCATGTCAAGCGGTGGCTTGAAGCCACAAGAGAATCAGACTACCGTATCATCCTCGACACAGGCTCGACGGATAATACCTTGGAATTACTCAGTGAGGCAACTAATCTCATTGTCGGGAGAACCGTTGTATCACCTTGGAGATTCGACGAAGCACGGAACCAAGCGCTAGCCCTAGTCCCAGAGGACGCAGATGTGTGCCTCATCTTGGACATGGACGAAATGCCTGAAAAGAATTTTTATCGCAAAGTGCAGAACCAGTGGGTGCGCGGAGCGGATAGAGGGTGGGTCTCTCTAGATACAGGATTTGCATGGAAGGTCGATCGGCTTCACAGCCGTCATGGTTGGATCTGGAAGTGGCCTTGCCACGAAGCTTTAGTCCGAGCAGACGGTAACGAAGAGTTCACCTACTGCGACACGACGACGGTCATCAAGCACCAGCCTGATGTTACTAAATCCCGTGGCCAGTACGAGACCATGCTAGAAGACGCAGTTAAGGAAATGCCAGAGGATGCCCGTATGTGGACATACCTCGCCCGAGAGTATTACTTCCACCACAAGTGGGAGGATGTCATACGATGTGCCGAAAAAGTCACTACTTTGGACGGAATGGCTCATGAATTGGCCGCTGTCTGCCGTTGGGCAGGCGATGCAGCAAGAGCCCTTGAACGGCCTTCTGAGGCCTGGTTCATCAAAGGTGTGGAGTTCTGCCCCGATCAGGGGGAATCGTGGCTAGGAATGGCCGCTGACGCCCTTAGAAGGGGTGATAACGAGCTCGCTCTGAGCGCAGCTATCACATGCTTCGAATTACCTAAGGTTATCCACTACCTCCACGAGCCAAGTGCCTGGAGTTGGAAGGCCTACGACATTGCAGCCCAGGCTGCTTTTAAGCTGAAGGAGTTGGATGCGGCTATCGCATTTGCTCAGGAAGCTCATAGGGGCAAAGGCCCTGAGACTGACAGAATTAAGCGTAACATTGAGATGATGATGGGAATCAAAAATGGAATGCGATCACGCACTTAGAGTTTTGAAATGGGGGTTCACAGATCTCAAGCAACACGTTACTGTCCCTCTGGAATATAGTTGCAGCAAATGTGACGGAACCTGGGACTATCAGAACAAGCCCGAAGATAAGCCAAAGTATGTTCACGACCACCAAGAGTTTGTCGAAGGCTGCTTCGCTTGTAAAATCCACACGCTCCAATTAGGCACGGGAGACTCTGGTCGACCTGAATCTATGTCGGCTAAGAAGTGGGACAAAGAACTTTCCGATTATCGAGATGCCAAGCGTCAGGGCTTACAGCCCGCTGGTACTTCCGCTAGCCAGATCCAAGCAGCCCACGCTGCTAGTGAAAAAATGGGTACGGCTTACAACGCAGATTATATGCCAAGTACAGACAAGATACTTAACCCAACCACGCCTAAGGAGTAACCACATGGCAATGTCAGACAAGAAGCAAGACGCTAAGCTCACCAAGAATCTTAAGCCAGCTCAGAAGGCTGCATTCAAGAAGGCAGATGCCAAGATGGATGCTAAGAAACCTACAGCTAAAGCTGATGCCAAGATGGACAAGGCACTTATTGCCAAGATCAAGGCAGGCAAGAAGTGAAAAAGAAGACAGGTTTTGCAAAGGTGCAAGCATCTATTGCAAAGAAAGAAGGAGTGTCACAGAAGGCAGCTGGAGCTATCTTAGCATCTGCTACCCGTAAGACATCTCCTGCTGCTAAGAAAGCTAACCCTAACCTAAAGAAGGTAAAATAACATGTGCAAAGAATGCGGATGCAGCGACACAATTATCGGTGATGTTTCAAGTCATTTGTCGGGACGCCCAAGCGGCGCGTATGGCGACTATAAAGGCGTTGGTGGAACCAACAAAGGCACTAAGTAAATTTAAGTAAAGGGGTATATCATGGCTATTGGTGATGGCTTAACAGCAACATATCACATGAACCGTTTAGCGGGTACCATTGTCAAAGGTGTACCCCAATACGATTTTGATGGTGCTTGCCTTAAATGGGGTACAGTAGTTTTAGGCTCACATAACGCCACCCGTGGCATCGATGTGCTTAACTTAATCTATGCATCTCGCAATGGTAACAAAAATTATTACAGCGATACGCCTGGCATCTTAAGCATGCTTGCTATTGGCAAAACTGGACTTGGCGAAGATGAAGCAGCGCGGAGAATTGTATCCTAATGACAACACTAATTGACCTTGTAAACGAGACGCACCTTTTGCTCTCTGGCTACACCCAGCGTCAGGATCAAGCCACCTCCTTGATAAACAACCTTGGAGCCTCTGACCTTTCCTTCGTGGTCCAGAACGGATCGACCCTTTCTCGTGGGTTGGTCGAAATTGATGATGAACTTATCTGGATAGACAGTTTTGATAAAACATCTAATACTGCTATCGTTGCTCCTTATGGTCGTGGGTATCGTGGTACCACTGCGGTATCGCATACTGCTGGAACTAGAGTAACCATCGCTCCTACGTTCCCTCGATTCGCTATCGAACGCAATATTAACTCTGCTGTCGATGCTGTCTATCCAGACCTTTATGGTACAGCCACAACGACATTCTCGTTCTCAGCTGCTCGTACCACCTATCCGCTTCCAGCGGACTGTATTGATATTCTCGGCATCTCATGGCAGACGATTGGCCCATCTAAAGAATGGCTACCAATCCGACACTACCGTGTAGACCGTACCGCTGATCCAGCCACATGGTCAACAGGAAAAACTATCAGCATCTCTGACGGTATTATTCCAGGACGTACTGTAACTATTCGTTATAGCAACAAGCCACCTACGATGTCTAACACCACAGACAACTTCGAAACAGTGACAGGCTTGCCTTCATCTGCTCGTGAAGTTATTGTCCTAGGTGCTGCCTATCGTATGGCTGTATATCTTGATCTTGGTCGTGTCCCAGCAACAACAGCTGAAGCAGCTGCTCAGGGTACTGCAAATCCTATCGGAAGCGCAGCCAACCTTTCTCGTATGCTGAAGCAGATGTACAACGACAGACTTCTTGTTGAAGTACGTCGCCAGCAAGAGCAGTTCCCTCCTCGCGTTCATATCACAAGATAAGGATAAATAATGGCCGTAAATCGTTATTATTCAAGTATAGCCCAAGATACGACATTATCTGCCCCTATCACTGGATCATCGACTACTATGACCGTAGGCGCCACCACAGGCTGGCCTACCCAGTATCCGTTCACAGTAGTCCTAGACTACGGAACTGGTGTTGAAGAGCTAGTAGATGTAACCAATGTTGTTGGTTCAACTATTTACATCAACCGTGGTATTGATAGCACATCTCCACAGGCTCACGCCTTGGGTGCGCTTATCCGCCACGTAGTTACAGCTCGAGACATGCGTGAAGCCTCACAGCACATTGGAGCTTCTTCAGGTGTTCACGGCTTGACAGGCAACGTAGTTGGCGATAGCGATACTCAGACACTTACCAACAAGACCTTGACTGGTCCAACGATTACAGGCCTTAGCAACCCTACCAATTCGGGTGACGCAGCTAACAAGACCTATGTTGATAGCATCTTAGGATCAGCCACATCGGCTGCTTCCTCAGCAACGGCTGCTGCCGCGTCAGCGACTAACGCAGCGACAAGTGCTACTAACGCTGCAAACAGCGCTACTACCGCTTCTACTGCCGCTACAAACGCTGGTAACTCTGCTACCTCGGCTACAGGTTCTGCTTCTTCGGCAAGCACTTCTGCCACTAACGCAGCAAGCTCAGCAACGTCAGCAACAACATCTGCTACAACAGCGACTACTCAGGCTGGCATTGCTACCACTCAGGCTACCAATGCTTCAAACTCTGCAAGCGCAGCGGCTACTTCAGCAACGAACGCAGCAACATCGGCGTCATCGGCTTCTACTTCCGCTACATCTGCAGCTGGTTCAGCTACCTCAGCTACCAACTCAGTTACAAGCATCACTGGCATGACAGGCTCTGGCCTTGTCCGCGACATGGGTGCGATCACAGACCCTGACACAACCTCTAGCACATATATCAACATTGCTACAGTTCAGTCTCAGGCAACAACTTCTGAAATCAACGCAGGCAACTCGGCTACGGCTGCAGCAGGCTCTGCTACAAGCGCTAGCACATCAGCTACCAATGCGGCATCTTCTGCTACATCGGCTAGCACCTATGCGACGAACGCATCTAACTCAGCATCTGCAGCTGCAACATCAGCTACGAATGCCGCTACATCCGCAACTAACGCTGCTAACTCTGCCACGACAGCAGCGAGCTATACCCCGTCCCAAACGGGTAAAAGTGGCTATTACCTAACCACGAATGGAACAGCCACTTCGTGGACACAATATGCAACCGTCTCACCTGATTGGGGTACAGTACCATGAGTTTCGCCTACCAACGCCGCAGAGGTACAACTGCTAACCATGCATCCTTTACTGGACTTGCTGGTGAACTTACCGTTGATACAACTAAGAATACCGTCGTAGTTCATGATGGCTCCACCGCAGGTGGATTCCCGTTGTCGCGCCAGCGTGCTGCCTTCACCTCAACATCAGCGACTAGCTATACCCTTGCCCTAACAGATGCTGACAATAGTGTAATTACAACTAGCGGCTCTGCCGTAACTGTAACTGTGCCTGCCTCTGTATTCTCAGTAGGCGACGTTATTACTGTTATCCAGAATGGTGCTGGTCAAGTTACCTTTACTGCAGCAGGCGGAGTTACAATCAACTCTACTGGTGCTACCGCTACAGCTCCTAAGGTTCGCGTTCAGTACGCAGCAGCTCAGGCTATCTGTACTGGCGGAACATCAGCTAACCCAGTATTCACCATCATAGGAGACATTGCCTAATGACCTCTATTCTCTCAGGCGTAGTTGCCTCGGGTAAGACAGGGCATTTAAGCGTACCTATTCAAGGGTCGTATGATGCATTGGCTACTGTAACTGTACCTAGTGGTGGAACTTCTACTATTACTTTTAGCGGTCTTCCAACTACCTACAAACATTTGCAATTACGCGGCGATGTTATTACGGGAACATTAGGCTGGGTAACTCTTCGTTTTAATGGAGATTCAGGAAGCAACTATTCTTTCCATGAATTGCGTGGAGATGGTTCTACTGCATCAGCAAATCAAGTTGCTCCCGCAAGTGCTTATCAATCGTTCTTGCACAACACAACTGTTGGCTCTGGAATTATTGATATTTTAGATTATACAAATATAAACAAAAATAAAACCGCTCGAACTTTGGGTGGTTATGATGCGAATGGTTCTGGCTACATTTCTATGACTTCTGGGGTATGGATAAATACTAATGCTATTAATTCAATAACAATTACTTCAAGCACATCAACTTTTTCTCAATACTCAACATTTAGTCTTTACGGAGTGCGCTAATGGCTACTAATACAATGGTTGCATTGCGGACACAAACTGTTACAGGTTCGCCAACTAACTCAATTACATTTTCTGCTATTCCACAAAGTTATACAGATTTATTTATTTCTATCAATGCTGCTGGAACAACAACATCTTATGGAAACCTTATTGTTCAAGTTGGTAATGGTTCAGTAACCACAACTGGATATAGCGAAACCTATGTAGCAGGTAATGGTAGTGCGGCATCTTCAAACAAAGTAACTTCTTATAGCAGTTGGTTGCTTAACCGTGTTTCTGGTATTTCATCAGATCAGTTTGGTCTTTATGAACTGAACATTATGAATTACTCAAACACCACAACTTACAAAACAATGCTAAACAGAACAAATATTTCATTAAGTTCTGGCGCAGGAGTTGAAGCAATAGTTGGTCTTTGGGCTAATACTAATGCTATTGATACTATTAGTTTTTCAACAAGTAGCATGAACTTTGCGGTCGGATCTACCTTTACCCTTTACGGAATAGCCTCATCTGATATTCCTGCTTATGCGACTGGTGGTTATGTAACATCAGATGCTACCTATTGGTATCACGCTTTCCCTATGTCGGGAACATTTACACCTAAGCAAGCACTGACAGCAGATATTCTTGTTGTCGCTGGTGGCGGTGGTGGTGGATTCGATGGTGGTGGAGGAGGAGCGGGTGGACTTCTTACATTTTCATCTCAATCATTAGCAAGCGGAACTGCTTATACTTGCACTGTTGGTGCTGGTGGAACTGGAGCAATTACACGCGCAGCGGGCAGCAATGGTTCTGACTCACAGTTCGCCGCTTTAACTCTTGTTAAAGGTGGCGGTGGCGGAGGTGCTGCTGATAATGGTTCAACTTATTATCCTGCAACAACTGGCGGTTCAGGTGGTGGAGGTTCTCGTGGACCTTCATCAACTGGTTACACGGGGGCAGGAACTAGTGTGTCCAGTCAAGGATATTCTGGTGGTAATGGAACTTATGCAGCCAATTATTACGGAACAGGCGGCGGTGGAGGTGCAAGCACCTCAGGTACTGCTGGTACTAGTTCTGCTGCTGGCGCTGGTGGCGATGGAGCAACTTCTACTTTCATCAACGCCATTGGTGCAGCCACTGGTTACGGTCAATTAGTTTCATCTAACTACTACTTCGCTGGAGGCGGCGGCGGGGGCGTTTATTATCAGGGAACAGTAAATCTTGCTGGTGCTGGTGGTAAAGGCGGCGGCGGTCGTGGTGGCTTTGGTACTGGTTCCCCCGACACCAATGGTATTGCTGGCTTAATTGCCACAGGCGGCGGCGGTGGTGGCGGTGGCAACGGTGGTACGGGTGAATACGGTGGCAACGGTGGCTCTGGCATTATTGTTATTCGATATGCGAAATAAGGGAGAATAAAAATGGCAACGGCAAACTATGTACTCATCCAGCGCATATCTCTATCTACTAGTGCATCCTCGGTAACTTTCAGTGGTATTCCACAGACAGGATACACTGATTTAAAAGTTGTAGTGTCAGCAAGAACAACTGGTGGTTTCAATAGCAACACTATTGATAGCGCGCGTATATATTTGTACAATAACTCCACAATAGGAACAAATACTGCTGTATGTTTATTTGGTAATGGTTCATCTGCCACTTCAGATACCACTGCACGCGGAATATTTATTTGTGGGTCAGCAAATACTGCAAATACTTTTGGTCAAGGCGAAGCCTATATACCAAACTATACATCAAGCACTGCTAAATCTATTGCCATAGACGGAACAAACGAAACAGCAGCAACTGCGGCTTATCCTGGAATTGAAGCAATGATTTCATCGCTTACCTCTCCAGTAAATAAAATTTACATTGCGCCTGAATCTGCTACTACATTTGTGCAATACTCAACCTTTTCACTTTATGGCTTAGTTAACACAACCACAACTCCTACCGTTGCACCTTACGCTAGCGGTGGAGACATTATCCAGACAGACGGTACCTACTGGTACCACGCCTTCCTTGGCTCTGGCTACTTCACACCTAACAAGGCATTGTCTTGCGATGTGTTAGTAGTAGCAGGTGGCGGTGGCGGTGGTTCGGGTGCTCAGGCTCTTAATAATGGTGGCGGTGGAGGCGCGGGTGGTTTAGTTGCTTTAACTTCACAAAATTTAACAGCAAACACGCAACAAATAGTTAGCATTGGCGCGGGTGGGGCAGCAGACGTTTCTGGCACTAATTCATCATTTAGTTCTAATATTGCCATAGGTGGCGGTCGTGGCGGAAATAATAGTCAAGCCGCTCTAACTGGCGGCTCAGGCGGTGGCGGTGCTTTCACTGGTTCTTATACTGCCGGAGCAAACGGAACCCCAAGTCAAGGTAGCGCAGGTGGAACGACTAACGGAGCCGCACCATATCAAGGCGGTGGCGGTGGTGGAGCGAGTGCCGCGGGCAGTTCAGGTGCAGGTGGTAATGGATCGTTGGCTTATTCTTCATGGCTTTCCGTTACTAATTTAGGACAAAATGTTTCAGGAACTTATTACATCGCTGGTGGCGGTGCTCCAGGTGGAAACACTGCGGGAACTCCAGGGTACGGCGGTGGTGGTAATTCAAACAATTCTAGCGCTAGCGTTGTCGGATCTGCTGGTACGCCAAATACAGGCGGCGGAGGCGGTGGAGGTGGTTCGCAAGGAGCGGGCGTTCCTGCTTTTGCGGGTGGCTCAGGTGTTGTTATTGTAAGATACGCAGTCTAAGGAGAAATTATGGCAACTTACTTCGCACAACTAGAAGATAACAAAGTAACCCAAGTTATCGTTGCAGATCAATCCTTTGTGGATTCTCTCGGCGGTACATGGGTTGAGACATTCATGGATGGCGGCAAGCATTACAACTATGCTGGCATCGGATATGGCTGGGACGGCACAGGGTTCTTCCCACCACAGTGCCATCCAGAAGCAGTACTTAATAAGACAACTTACCTATGGGACTGCACTAACGCAGACCATACGATTACACCATTGGAGACACCAAATGTCTGATACACCTACACGCATCGAAGTTGACTGCACCACTGGTGAGGTCAAAGAGATCCCTCTAACAGAGGCTGAAATTCAGCAGCAGCAGCTAGACTCTATCGCAGCAGCTACTGCAGCTCAAGAAAGAGCAGCAGCTGAGGCAGCAGTAGCAGCAGCCAAGGAATCAGCAACTGCAAAGCTAGCAACACTTGGACTAACTGCAGACGAGATCGCAGCACTAACCAAGTAATGTTGTACGAAACATCTGACAGCCCTCGGGGAATACTCGAGGGTGTAGATGAAGCAGAACAAGAATTGTTGTTTGGGTGAATCCACCCGCGAGCAGGGGAGCATAGATGCCTATAATTACGCACATTGAAGAACGTCCCGTTATTCCAGTAGGTCAGCCCAGTCTCTCTGGAGCCTCTTGGGTTAACACCAATGTTAACTTCGATGTCGCAATTGCTGGAACTCCATTCTTCCTAGGCACTAGCGACAAGTACCCTTACAAGCGCACAACCGCTGAATATCGCAAGCAACAGCTTGACGTTCAGAAGGAGCCAGGCGAGCAGACCATTACTGGTTGGTGGCTACGTTCCCAGTCTTCATTCCACTATGGCGCAGGCGTGCGCTACCAAGAGCCAGTTATGGGCGAGCATGTTACTAACATGTTTCATAAGTCCGCTGGTGTGGAGGTGTTTAACGTTGGTCGAGTAACTTTACTCCCAGACGTTACCAAGGTGCAGACAGTTACCAACGCACCTATCATGATTTCAGCCGTGGATAACGGCACCGATGTTGTCTTCTTTACTGATGGAGCTAACCTCTATCGCAAGGACGGCGGAGCACCTACCTCTGTTACATGGGGTGGTTCAGGTAATATCCTAGACTTGACCCAAGATGGTCAGTACTACTATGCCGTTAACGCTACAGGTATTTACCGAGGCACCCTTGCTGGTGGCACAGGCACACTCATCTTTACTAACCCTGCCACCGCTACAAGCGCAAAGCTAGGCTATGCCAAGCAGCGCGTCATTGCTGGTATCAACAACTCGGTCTACGAAGTAGTGCCAATTTCTACGCTTAACATTGCAGCGGGCAATTTAGCAAATAACGTAGTTACTCTTAAGACCTCCGTGGCACACAACTACAACATTGGCTATCAAGTCACAATCGCTGGAGCAGGTTCTCCGTTCAATGGAACGTTTGTAATTACGGCAATTCCTTCTGCTACAGAATTTAGCTATGCTCATAACTATTCAGATCAACAGTACTCCACGTCAGTTGGTGGTACGGTTACTCTAGCTAGCAACAACAACCTCCCTATCTACACCCACCCTTCCAGCACATGGAAGTGGACAGGCATCTGCGATGGCCCTAACGCTATCTATGTAGCAGGCTACGCTGGCGTAATGGGTTCTATTTTCCGTCTTGCCCTAGATGTATCAGGCGCAGTGCCTTTGCTTAACAAGGCTCTTACTGCAGCCGAGATGCCAGCAGGCGAATATGTTACTGCCCTTGGCTCATACCTTGGCAAGTACCTTATCATCGGCACCAACAAGGGTGTCCGCGTAGGACAGATCGATACCTCAGGTTGGCTATCATCTGGCTATATCACCTACGGTCCTTTGTCCTTTGTGACTAATGGCTTCGACCCTGTCTCCGCGAAAGTTCTTACTGGCTCTGCCGTTACTGGCGTAGCGTTCCAAGATCGCTTTGCCTACTGCACAGTAACTAACTATATCGACAACGGTGACGCTACCCTCAGTTCAGGTTTAGTCAAGATTGACCTATCTAGAGAAGTAGCACCTAATCAGTTTGCTTATGCTACTAACTTGCGCGTGCCTACCAGTACTGCTGCTTGTGTATCTGTAGCTAACCTTGGAGCAAGCAATACTCTGCTCTTTGGCATTACAGGCGTAGGCATATACCAGCAGGCTACAACCTTGGTATCATCAGGTTACCTACAGACTGGTCAGATCCGCTACTTCACCCTTGAAGAAAAGCACTTTGAAATGCTTAAGGTTCGTATGCTTGCCAGCCAACAGGGCACGCTTACCTCGCTTAAGATCAATGAAGACTTCACCGAAATCCCTCTATTGACTACAGGGCCTGGTTTCGATTACACCCAAGACCTTACCTCTATCGATAGTTATGACGCACAGGCTAGCCAGTCTATGGCTCTCAAGTTCGTCCTCACTGCCGCTAGCGGACAGTCGGTAGGAGCAGAGGATGTCTTCGTTGGCTACCAGCTAAAGGCCTTGCCTGCTGCTAAGCGTCAGCGCTTGATTACCTATCCTCTTATGAACTTCGACTTTATGGAAGATCGCAACAACATGGCTACTGGCTACATCGGCCGTGCTAGTGAGGCGCTCGCTACCCTTGAAGGCATTGAGTCCAATGGTGACGTGGTTACCGTACAGGACTTTACCAGCGGAGAAACCTTCCGTGGCGTTATTGAAGAACAACAATTCATTCGTATAGTCGCTCCAGACAGAGCCTTTAATGGCGATGGCGGAATGATCTACTGCACCATTCGAACCATCTCATAAAAGGATAAACATGTTTACCAATGTTGATGCTGCAACTATTATCTATTCCTACTTCTTCGTCTTCGCCGCTTTACTGGCTGGCTTAAGCATTGTCGCTAAGCACACCATCACAAAGCACACCGAAGAACTAAAGGATCAGTTGACCAAGATCACCTACGCCCTCTACAACGACGGCAAGACTGGTCTCATCAACAAGGTAGAAGAGCTCCTTGAAAACCAGCAGACTATCAAGATCGATGTCGAGGTGTTAAAATCCAAAGCAGAATGAACCGAAAATTTTTTTGGAAAATTATCTCTATCATACGAGTATGGTTCCAGTCCTTCCTCTCCATTGAAGTGGCTATGCATATCAAGGATCTCCTCGATGGTCGCCTGCTTTGGCAGGTCTGTATCGCAGCCTTTATTCCAGTACTAATTCGTTGGGCTACCCCTAGCGATCGATTCCCAGACGAGGAAGTCCGATGACATATCCATTTGTACAGGCAACCCATTACACCAAGGGACGCGGTGGCAATAAGCCACGCCTTATCGTTATCCATACTATGGAGACTCCCGAGACAGAGGGACGCGCTAAGCAGGTCGCTGCTTGGTTCGCTGGTAAGACAGCCCCTCAGGCTAGCGCACACTACATGTGTGATGACAAGGCAGTTATCCAGTCCGTATCAGAAGCAGACACCGCTTGGGCGGTAGATGACTTTGCTCTTAACGAGCAGTCTATCTCTATCGAGCATGCTGGCTCAGCATCTCAGTCTGTAGCCCAGTGGGCAGATGGCTATAGCCTAGCCGAACTTAAAGTATCAGCCGCTCTAGCGGCAGACATTGCTAAGCGCAATAACATCCCTGCGGTTAAGTTAACCCCTGCCGATGTACTTGCTGGCAAGTCTGGCTTTGTAGGCCACAACGATATTACCCTCGCTAAGAAGATCTCTGGCGGACACTCTGATCCTGGAGCCAACTTCCCTTGGACCCAGTATCTCAACCTAGTTAAGGAGACAGTATGAACAAGCAAGTCCTATTCTCATACCTACGCCACCTAGCCGTTACGGCTGTTGGTGTGGTTATCGCTATCGTCCAGACCCAGCACGTTGGTTTGGCTCACCTCACAAAGGCGGATGTTCTCACCATTGCTAACGCTGTATGGCTTGCTATCCTACCGCAACTCCGCTTTGGGGCTGAACCCCTCATCAACGCCTACCTTAAGAAGCAGTATCCTGCTCTAGGTATCGTTCTATCAGACCTAGAGAGCTTCAACTCTCAGGCTGAGGCTGATAATGCTAAGGTTGCACCAGCCAAAATCTAGTCCAAAAACGGCTTCTAAGGCCCTTTAGAGACACGAAACCCCCTGCTTAGGTATAATCACCTAGGTCAGGGGGTCTTTTGTCGTTTCTAAAGCATGTTCTTTGGTGGCTTGCCACACCTTACGCAGTAGATACCTGCTCCCGTCAGGGAACTCCAGTAGTTATGCCCAAGGATCTTACAGAGCCACATCAGTCTCTACCCCACTTGCGACCCAAGAATGGGTAGATCTTAAGGGTTGAGTCCTCGTTGTCTTTCCAAGCCTGAATGGATAGGGCTAGGAGATCCTGATCTGTTGCTATCTCAGCCTCGGTTAGTTCGTCAGTCTCGGCATCTTCCTTTTCGAGGATGGTGTAGCCGTCTTGAAAACCTAGTTCGTAACCCTTGCCTAGATACCGATTGCCTTCATGGTTTCGGTAGTTGTGGTATAGTGCTTTGAGCAAGTTGTACCTTTCGGTTGCGATCTTGCCTCGCCATTCCCACGCGATCCAGAAGCCAATACCAAAGCCAGCAACATAGTCTAAGACTGTTATTACTACTTTCATATAGTTCTTCTCTCTTTAGTTGATATATAATATTATATATATATATAATATATACAACCGCCTAAAGCGGTTGTTATATAGTAGTTATAATATATAACATATATAATTATAGCAGACTCTAAACCAGTGTCAACCCAAAGATTCAAGTTGACAACACCCTAGCGGGTGTGCCATTGTACGGACATGGCAATCACAATCGAAGAACATACACTACCCGTACATGCTAGCTATTCTAGCATATCAACCTATCTAGCCTGTGGCTGGCAGTACTATCTTGGACGAGTCCTTCAGATGAAGGAAGCCGAGTCGGTATGGTCAGTCGGTGGCTCTGCGTTTCACCTTGCTGCTGAGATGTACGATTTACAGGAGGACTCACATGAATAACCTTGAACTTTACTGGGGACCAAAAGACGGTGCTCTTATGGATATGCCAGTTACCAAAGACGAGTACGGACACACCCGTCGTCCTAGCAAACTAAGCCTAGAAGGTGCCAAGTACGACATCTTCCTAGCATCCGACATGCCCGACAAGAAGCCCCAAAAGGGCGTCAAGTACATTGGAGTATTCTGTGGCACTGGCGAATGAGTTATGGGCAGAAGCGTGGAAAGTTTGTGTTGGAGATAAGGATTTAACGAACGCCCGAGTATCGGGTCGTGCTACCAAGGCTAATCCCAACAAGGAAGACGTCACGCAATGGCAAAAGCAGGGTGTTACCTTCGTGGAGGACTACATCACATGGCGTAAGGCTAATCCAAATTGGAAGATTTGGACTACCCCTACAGGGGTCAAGGCAGTAGAACTAGAGTTGGAAGTACCTATCGGTAACATACCTATCAAGGTTGGTATCGATCGTATCTTCGAGGTGGATGGCCAGTTGGTTATCATCGACCTCAAGACTTCTTCTAGCGAGCAGTACCTCTCAACATTGCAACTTGGTTTCTACAAGGTGGCTATCGAAGTAGCCTACGGCGTAGAGATTAAGTTTGGTAACTTCTACATGGCACGTAAAGCGTCCATGTCGGAGTGGGTGGATCTCAGCGATTACACCTACGAAAAACTGGAGTACTTAGTGAATCAATTTGACAAGGCACGCAAGCAGGGTATCTTTATCCCCAATGCCTCAAGTTGTAAACTGTGTGGCTTTAGCAAGGAATGTACATTCTCAACTAAGAAAGAAGGATAGATGGCACTCGAACTAACAGCGACCGAGGTACTCGGCGCATTCCAACTACGCATCATCACTGCAGCAGAAGCGCGTGAGCGTCTCGGTTTCGAGAACGTACCAGCGGATGACGCTCTCGTCCCACCAGTAGGTGCGGAAGGTATCTTTGTACAGGCTCCAACGAACGAAGGACTAAACAATGGGTAATGACGACTGGAAGATGCAAGTCTCCTACAAGACACCAGCAGGTGATCTTATCAATATCCGTGCTAACACGGCAGAGGAACTCTCGGTAAACCTCGAGGCAGTTGGCGACTACGCCACTCAGATCGCAGCCACGCAGGCTAAGATTGCAGGTGCCTTTACGGTAGCCCCTTTATCGACATCGAGTTTCACCGCAAGCACTCCGCCTCCCAGCTTCTCGCCTCCCGCGTCGGTGCAGACAGCGTCCGCTACAGGACCGACATGTATTCACGGACCTCGACTTCACAAATCGGGAATCTCCTCGAAGACGGGCAAGCCTTACGCGATGTGGGTATGCACCCAACCGCAGGGAGCCGACCAATGCAAGCCAGTCAACTAATCGATCAACCACTATTTTAGAATGGGAAGGGGTAACACATGAGAACTTTAGCACGGTCTGTCGGCAAGGCGTCTATTGGTGGAGAGCCCCTTCCAGTCCCATTCCGAGCATTCCATAGTGCTCAGATTGCGGTACGCCGTTCTGAACTAACGATGATCGCAGCAGTCCCAGGCGCTGGTAAGTCTATGCTTGCTCTCGCTATTGCTTTAAAGACCAACGTCCCAACCCTGTACATTTCCGCGGATACAAACGCACACACAATGGCTATGCGCTTGGCGTCTATGATTTCGGGGAAATCGCAGGGGGACGTTGAGCACTTGCTCACCAACGACGTAGGTTGGACTCGTGCCGTCCTATCTCGTGGTGCGCACATTGTTTGGTCTTTCGAGTCTAGCCCTACGCTAGAGGACATTGCTGAAGAAGTCAAGGCTTTCGAAGAACTATGGGGCCAAGCCCCTGAGTTGATTGTTGTAGATAACTTGATGGACGTAGCCACCGATGGTGGCGAGGAGTTCGCTTCTATGCGTGCCATTATGAAAGAGTTAAAGTACCTAGCAAGAGCAACAAATGCTGCGGTGTTAGTTCTTCACCACACCAGTGAAGGAATACAGGGTACACCTTGTCAGCCACGCTCCGCACTACAGGGAAAGGTAGCCCAGCTACCCGCACTAATCCTTACCCTTGGGTTGGTTGGTTCGTCCCTTGCCTGTGCGGTGGTTAAAAATCGCTATGGCAAGGCTGACGCCAATGGAAATTCTGTAATGACATGGCTTGCTTTCTCAGGTGAGTACTGCTATGTAGATGATATCCCAGAGAATGCTTAGGAGCATACATGAGTAATAAGCGTAAAGCAGAGAAGCAAGTAGCAGACTTCGATACCTTCAAGCAGGTATTTGTTGAAACTGAGCGCGTAATGCGAGAGAATATAGTCAAGTTAGTACAAGATCGCTTAGACAAAGAGACGCAGATTGACGCCAGATTGGCGTACAAGATTGCTATCAAACTTATTAGAACGGGGACTCTAGAAGATGTGGCTTCTCTTGATATTCATGCTGATAGTGTGGTTGTAGATGGTGACGAGAGCGAGCCACAAGGCTCGGGGAGCGACCTTTGAAACGGACACTAAAGATCTATTCAGAAGCAAAGGGTACGAGGCCGAACGATTGGCCCGTACAGGCGCCAAAGATGAAGGTGACGTTGTCGTTCGGGAGTGGCTCGGACATAAGCACGTGGTTGTCGAGTGTAAAGCACCTGGACGAGATGGAAGTATTGACCTATCTGGATGGATTAGAGAGGCAAGGCTTGAACGCAGTCACTTCGCTGATGCGCGAAATCTATCTACAGGTACACTCGGGGTCGCGCTCATCAAAGCCCGAGGAAAAAGCATAGAAGATGCTTACTTAGTTATCAGATTGGGAGACGTTTTATGAGCGACGAACTACCTGATATCGGAGAAGTCATCAAGCATTACGGGGGCGTTACCTACCGCACCTCAGGCTCAGGAAGTATCAAATGCCCGTTCCATGACGACCGTCACGCCAGTGCGGGCATTAACTTTAGCAAGAATTTATTCAATTGTTTTACTTGTGGTGTCGGTGGCAACTCACTACAGATCATTGCCAAGCAAGAGGGGATAACCATTCGTGAAGCAAGGACATTCGCAGAGAGAATTACTGGAAAGAGCTACAGCGAAGTACGCGGCGAGCATAGATATGGCAGCCGACTACCTTCGAAGTCGGGGCATAACAAAGGAAGTAGCCTTATCGGCTCAGTTAGGCGTAGTCGAGCATCCTGAGGTAGGCCACGAGGCTTTCCAAGGACGACTAGCAATCCCTTATGTTACCAAGACTGGCGTAGTTGATATCCGTTTCCGCTCGCTTAACCCAGCCGTTGAGCCTAAGTACATGGGCATGACTGGTGCGGTTACCAAGTTGTATAACGTGAAGGACATTGATCGCGCAGGCGATTGGATTGGATTGTGTGAAGGTGAACTGGATACCATTACTCTTTCTAAGTCTGTGGGCATACCGAGCGTGGGTGTCCCTGGAGCGAACTCGTGGAAGCCACACTACACCCGACTCCTCCAAGACTTCGAGCGAGTCTTCATCTTCGCAGACGGAGACCAGCCTGGACTTGAGTTTGCTAAAGGTCTCTCGAAAGATCTACCCGTCACCATCGTCGGACTTCCCGACGGAGAAGATGTGAATAGTTGTTATGTTAAGTACGGCAAAGATTATCTACTAGAGAAAGCAGGACTGAATGACTGAGTACGCAGAACTACCTAGCGCCCTAGGCGCGTCATTAGCCTACGTTGCCGTTAAGCAATGTGACTATTGTGGCGAAATTTTTTCCACCATTTTTGATGAGGCAGATCACCTCCTCGACGAGATGGACGGCGAACCATTTGATCCGTACTACCCACTAGGCGAATCATCGGCTATCCGTATGGGTAACCTCATGCGTACCTTCTACGACAACGCTGACGACCCTGACATGATCCGTGAACTATCAGAAGAAATCTACTCCATTCTTCTGGTAGCAGAATTCCACCCTCACAAGTTGTCTAGCGAATTGGATGAATTACTTAATGAAGACATTTGAGGAAGAAGTTCATGAAGTATTCTCCGAACTCGAAGCGTTGCTCTTGCGAAAGCACCACGACTACGGTCCAAAGAACATATCGCATAGCCCAGGCGGGCCACTTAACGGACTACGTGTGCGAATGTGGGACAAGTTCGCTCGTATTAACCATCTCATCGACAGCCAATCCGAGGCTAGAAATGAACCGCTTGCTGACTCTTTTAAGGACATGGCAAATTACTCCGTCATAGCCTTGCTGGTTGAGCGGGGAGCGTGGCCGAGTGATTAAACGCCCAACTTCCCTGAAAATTTTTGGGCAAAAATATCGCGTGGTGTATGACCTGCACACCGATCCCGATGAGCAGGAAACCTACGGTTTGACTCTATCAACGGCCAACCTCATTCGTCTGCGCAATGATATGCAGTCAGACAAAATGGCACGAGTGCTCATGCACGAAGTGACACACGCTATCATCGATGAGTCAACTATGGCTGGTCGTAAGCGATTTGATGTAGAGGAAGTGTGCGACATTGTGGGTTTCCATATTGTGGACATGCTGAAGGACAATCAAGGAATACTAGAGTGGCTTCTTAAGGAGGCGGACTAATGGCTAAGACACCAGCATGGCAACGCAAGGAAGGTCAGAACCCTAAGGGTGGCCTCAACGAGAAGGGCAGAGCCTCAGCTAAAGCCGAGGGTCATAACCTCAAGGCTCCTGTGAAATCAGGCGACAACCCCCGTAGAGCCTCATTCTTGGCACGTATGGGCAACGCTCCAGGCCCCGAGCATAAGCCCAATGGCGAGCCAACTCGCCTACTACTTTCCCTTCAAGCATGGGGAGCATCATCTAAAGCAGACGCCAAGAAGAAGGCTGCTGCAATCTCTAAGAGAAACAAAGGGAGCAAGTAAATGGCAGAGAAAGTATATGGCCCTTACAAGGGCTCTAAGGCCAACGGTGGCCGTCCTATCGTAGTCATCAAGAAGAAGGTTGCTGGCAAGATCGTAACTACTTCTGAGAACGCAGCCCGTGCTCTCTACGAGAAGGCAACTGGCAAGAAGTTGGCTAAGAATGTAGACGTTGACCACAAGGACAACAAGGGACGCGTAGGCGGTCCCAAGCACGACAAGATGAGCAACCTAGATCCACTATCTCACGGCAAGAATGTAGCTAAGGAGAACAAAGTGCGAGGTAAAAAGAAGTGAAAGTAATCGTCGCTATTAGCGACATGCAGGTGCCTTATCACGATAAGCGCGCAGTCAAGAATCTTATCAACTTTGTCAAGGCTTACAAGCCAACAGAAGTAGTCACCGTTGGTGACGAGATGGATATGCAGACTATCTCGCGTTGGTCGGCTGGCACACGCCTTGAACACGAAGGCTCTATCGGTCGTGACCGAGATGAAACCTGTCGTATCCTCGAAGACCTACGCGTCACTCACATGGCACGATCTAATCACACAGATCGATTGCTCAATACTGTATCCATGCGAGCCCCTGGGCTCTTTGGACTGCCTGAATTAAACATTCAGAATTTTTTCCGTATGAAAGAGTTAGGAATCAAATATCATGAAGACCCTTATGAGTTGGCCCCAAATTGGTTACTTATGCACGGCGACGAAGGAAGCGCTTCTCAGACTGCGGGACTTACTGCTCTTGGCCTTGCTAAGCGGGCTAACATGTCTGTTATTTGTGGTCACACTCATCGACAAGGTGTTGTCCCTTTTAGTCAATCTCACGGCGCTGGTACTACACGTACCATATATGGTTTTGAGACTGGTAACCTTATGGATTATTCTAAAGCTAAGTACATCAAAGGTGGTCTCTTCAACTGGCAACAAGGATTTGGTGTCCTCTATGTCGACGGGCAAAACGTCACGCCAGTAGCCGTACCAATCCAGAAGAATGGATCGTTCATCTTCGGAGGTTATAAGTGGGGCTAAAATGGGAACGCATTGAACCTTGGGACTACATCGTCAATAATGTATCGGCGGAGTATCACAAGAACTACCCTATGTGCGACCTAGATGACATCAGACAGAACCTCTACGAATGGTTTCTCACTCATCCAAATAAATTGAATGAGTGGGAAGCGATCGGTAAAAAAGACGCTAAAAACCTTATTTATCGCTCACTTCGGAACCATGCTCTCGACTACTGCCAGTACTGGAAAGCGCGGGCATTAGGATATGAGGTAGAAGATCTGTTCTTCTATACGCCAGAGATGGTAGAGACATTGTTGCCAGCCGTTCTGCTGGAATCAGTCGAAGTCTTGCCACAGTTAAACCTTGGTCAGACTGGTAAATCAGGACTCGTAAGCGAGAGCGGTAACGGCGCAGTAATGCTCGCCGAAATCGCAAAAGTTTGTGTTGGACTTTCTGATGAAGATAAGCAAGCATTGAACCTCCGCTTTGCGCTGGGATATGAGTACCCTGAAATCGTCAAGGTACTAGAACTAAATACAGAAGACGCGGCTCGTCAGCGAGTGCGTCGTGCGGTGAAAAGAATCATCAATAAGTTGGGTGGCTATCGCCCATATGAAGATGACGATTCCTCTCCAGAAGAAACTGTTACAGAAACCCCTGAAGAGGAAACGATCACTGAACTAGAATAGGGTTAAGCGTACGGGATACCGTACGCTATACCTTTTTCTTATCGATCATAGTTTCAAGAAAGGCGACTGCGGTTTCAAACTCCTCCTCAGTCAATCCTTCTCCGATCAGTACATCACGAGACGCTCGCGCGTCCTTTACCATTTGCTGTATATCCATTTAACCTCCTGTTGAGTAGAAGCCTGTTCCTTTGAACTTAACTCCTACTGCTGAGTATACCTGATTCATAGGCTTATCGCAACAGTCGGGGTTGGGTGTGTTGTCATGGATAGACTTCTCAACAGACTTAACGCTGTTACAGATATCACATCTGTAATCGTATACGGGCATACTTATCTCCTCCTTGTATGATGAGTTCCTTATCGACAATGTCGGCAAGGTTCTTCTGCATTGCTTCTACGCTACCCTCAAAGCCCTGAGGTGAGGCGCCTATACGGCCAGCCTTCTCTAGTCGCTCATAGACCAGCGTACCACCCCAGATACCATGATAGAGGTTCTCCTCCTCCATACCCATCTGCTCACATGATCGCATGATAGGACACTCTAAGCAGGCCTTGATGGCCTCGATAGTGCGTTGAGCAATCAGTGTGTGGCGCTTGCCACGACGGCCAGGCGGTAGTTCAGGGAACCATTTATCAGGATCTTCCGCACACGCAGTGCGCGGTATCTTGATCTTGTTAGCGGCTTCTAACTCCTCGCGTTCGCGTTGTTCACGCGCTCGTGCTAAGTCATCTTGCTTCTTGGCATAGGCGTTGAGGTTGGCAATGATCTGCTCGGCGCTATCGACTGCTTCCGCGTGGTCGTAACCACGATAGAACAGTTTAGCTCGTAACTCTGCCTCACTCGACACCGTTGAACTCCAATGTCTCATCTTTGAGATAAGCCAATGAGTCCTCAGGGTTACTCATCACATCGAAGGCTGCTGCTTGGTTCTCAGCCTCGACTTCATAGATCTGCGTTACCGTAAATACGTACTTCATTTATCTACCTAACCTTTCATTATTTTCTCGTCGGATATCTTCGATACTTCTGTATATATCTCGGGTGCTAGTAAGCCCGTTTCTTTGAACGTAATCTTCTAGATCTTGAAGCAATCGATCAGCGTAGTTAGTCCTGCGTCGATTGACTACATCTTTCATCATCTCCATATCGTCACCCCTGTACCCAATAGAACCTGTAAAGGTGTCGTAGGAAGTATTCGTAGTGCGTTTCGCTCAGTCTGCCGTCGACAGGATTGGCTGGCGACCTCCCAACATCGTCCAAAAAACGTTGAATTACACTGACTTCAGAGTTCCCGCCGAACCGCCAGTATACTTCACGACGAGCGGTGTCTGCTATATAGGTAACGCGACCGTCGTCAAGTCTAGGCTCGTACTGCTGAGCCACATAATCTGAGCCGACAATGTGAGGCAACGATTCGCTGGGAATAACGTTGCCCCGACTGCGCTCGTAGTTGAGTCGGGTGTCTTTAAGTAACTCAATCATCACTCTGAACACCACTCATCTGGGTTGTGATCGCATGTACAATCAATCCAGCGACCCTCACAGCATGAGCACCATCGGCACTCGTCGCAGTTACAGTCATGATCGCACTCTCCGTCACACTCATGATCGTCATCATCATAATCATCGACTTCATTGACACTCCAGCGTGCCACAACATCTTTAAGCAATTCTACTCTAGGCATTAGTACCACCCCTTCCGTTGCCAATGACTCCATGCGGAGCAAGGCGTTCCGTATCTGTATTCAATATAGACCAAGCCACGATCGATCTGATCGGCTGGTAAAGCATTAGGCGACATACCCAGCACTTGCGGTATACCACCAGCGTTCATGCCCATGCTTTTGACTTTATCATAGGCAGTCGGATCCCAGCCCGACTCCTTGCCCCACAAGTTCTCAAGACACTTGTATTGCTTCTCCGCAAATATTTCTATCTTGTCTCTTGCGTAGGCAAGGCTATCGGTCTTTGTCCACACGCGGACAGAAGTTTGTGTTGGCGCTTGCGCTATGTTGGCACACGCCGAAGCCACCACAATGGTGGCGGATAGCACCGCTAACACTTTACGCTTATTCATTGTCGTCTCCCCAAGGTAGTGCGCCGACAAGCATTTCATAGGACTTAGCCAAGTCATTGTTGCCCGCCTTACGGGCTAGGTCTGCTCTTGCTAAGTAGTATGCTCGCTTGCCTTTGCCTAGGTACTTTTCATCTCGTTGTGCGTTTACTCCCCGTCTACGCAAGACATCGATGACCAGCCCAGTAACTCTAGCTAGTGGAATATTACGCATTGGATAATCTTCGCCCGACTCTGCCGAGAAGGTAAAGCCTGCTTCGATAATTGCTTGCCTAATATCTGACTCTTGAATCATTGTAACTCCTGTCTGTACGGGATACCGTACACTAAGCGGTCGTGGCCGACCTATCTACTGATCGACCACGCCACATCTTTAGCGATTAGAAGGTGTAAGCAACCTCAGTGTAACCCGAGAGTCGTGAGGCAGATGTGATCTTGCCTGACTGAAGGTGCTGATACTTGCCGTTAGGCAGTGATACCCAAGTAGATGTATCCTTGAAGCGATCATTACCCTTAACGGCTTTAAGGATATGCGCGGCTGGTTCATCGGCGAGGATATCGGCGATTGTATCGAGGCTCTCTTGTGCGGTAACGAGGTATGCTTCGATGATTGCTTGGCTGTTGGTCATAGGTGTTGCTCCTTATTTCTTGTTGGTTGATTTGGTTTGGTACTTATCACTCCCATGAGAATAGGAGTAATCTTTAGTTGGTGGCAGGTAACACAGGCAGAAGCCTGCGGCATCGCCACAGTCTAGACATAGATTACAATTAGGGCAACCGCCTTCTTTGGTAGCCGTGTCGATAGTAAGCGTGGCTGAACACCACGAGCATAGGTACAACTCCTCGCCTTCCCACTCATCACTGAATAGGTCGTAGACATTACCAGTCGTAGTACCCGTCGTAAGTTCTTTTGGGGCGTGAACCACCGCCTCTTTAGACTTAGGCAGGTATACGCCTGTCTTGTAGTCATAAGTGTGGGTGTCATAGAACGCGTCGTCTTTGCGCCATGATGAGCCACGCCAGTCGTTGTCGTAGTAGGTCTTGGTAGGTCGGTGATAGGTGTTAGACCACCACACGCCCTCGGTATCCCACTCGCCAGCCTTCTCGTTGAGTATGTAGAGGTTGAACTTAGCGGCAGGATCTACCGTAAGCACAACGATCTTGCTACCCGTAGACCACTTCTCTAAGATGTGGAATAAGGCTGGGTCGTCGAGCGCAGATACCCCACCCATTGAGGGCAAGACTTCCTCGGCAAAGTACCGAGTGTCTGAGCGATGGTCGTCATCTGCCATAGGCAGGGACAACATACCGTTGTGAGCCAAGTAAGTCTGAGTATCGCCACCGACCGCAAATGGGTGGCAATTCCCTTCGTTCTTGACTCCGTGGGTAGCGATACGGCAATGCCATAGCGCATACGCTTCGGGATACTGCGCTCGCAACTCTAGGAAGCGACGGATAGATTTCTTTGCGCTCATAGTGCGCTCGGAAATAATCTTGTCGCCTGCCATGATAGCGAAACCGAACCCGTCAGGATTACGGCAAGCGCCTTGTAACAGTTCTTCCTCTGTCGGTGTTGAGTGTGCGTCGCACACGACTAATAGACACATGCTGACTCCTTTCTAGGCGTCGATTCGAGAGTGTTCGAGTTCGGATAGGACAAGTGCTGGTACTTGGGGCAGACGATCGATTAGCTCAGGGTACATGTACGGTATACCGTTCACATAGTCCACGAAGCCTTGCCAGTTGTACCAATCAGCCTCGGAGTCATTGAGTGTCCGAGTGTACTGAACCATAGCGTGGGCTAGACCTAAGCCAGCCTTGACGCCTTGCGTATTCATAGTGCCACGCATGAAGCGTAACTCCAGCGTGTCGCGCTTGAGAGTATTGACGGCGGTATACTTCTCGCCACCGCGTATCTCATCACCACCGTTGGACTTGCCTTCGAGCGTGAAGATCGGCTTGTCGTACTCGTCGAAGCCCCACACATCATTGAAGCGGGCATAACTAGACTTGCGACCGCCGAACTTCATCATCATGTCTGAGTTGCGATAGATGAACTCAATGAAGCGGTGCGTGTGCCGACCGTTGGTAAAGGCTTTGCGAGAGATATGGATATGAAGTCCACAAGTCTCACTATCCCACGATCGTGCGCCGAAGCGTTTACGCAGGGTCTCGATAGTCTCCCACAAGACGGTGTTATCACGATACTTTTCGTAGGTATGAGGCTGGGTTACGATCTCGAAGCCACCACCGATCGAGCCGTCGTTCTTGAGTTGGGCGATCTCGGGTCGCTGGAGTGCTTCCATAGCGAATAGCGAAGCCTCGCGAATGTTTGTGTTGGACACCTGAGTCTCTAACTCGAAGCCCATGAATAGCCCCTCATCAGACTCACCATGAAACACGAGGTTAGGTTCGCAGTTGTATTGGTGAACTGGCTCACGCTCAGATCCACCACCGCAACGGCAACGCTGAACATTACCGTCTATATCTGTACGGCAATCCGTACAAAATGAACTACCCATGAGGTTGGGTGTGTTATCTCTTGGGCAGAACCAGACATGGTCAATATAGCAATCGTTGAAGTAGCAGTAGATAGAACGGCGATCGCCATATCCACGCTCGACAATGATTAAGTTATCGTCAGCACTATCGTCGCAGGTACTGTAACGGGTATTACACTCATTACACTTGCGAGTAGCAGATGAAGTACAATCTGAGCACCAGCGTTGATTGACGGTAGCACCTTGACCACCGACCCTCACTTTGTATCGTTCGCCAACGGCAATTACTATGTCGCAATTACCGCAATGGACTTCGGTTGAAGTTGGCATTTTGTATCCTTTCTAGTAGATAGCGACTGTACGGAATACCGTACGGTCTAGAACTGAAATCTATATTTAATTATGAGATAATCTTAGACTATTTTGGGTGTTATGTCAAACGACCGTAACACTTACGGGAGACTCAGGAGATCCGAAGTCTGAGGCTTTGACCTTGCGTAGTGCGAGGCGCCACTTGATGACGAGGTATAGATTGCGCATTACTTATCCAATCCATAGCAGACGAGAGATGAGTGGAAGCAGTAGTGATCTCCGACCCAGTTGATATGGTCAATTAGCCACATGAAGCCGAACATGATGGTGAAGGCTGAGATGACTAGGGATACGGCGAACACGATCTCGCCACGCTTTGTGAGTTTCATGATTATTCCCAATCTGCTAGTGTCGCGAGAGCCTCACGCTGACGGCGTAGGTTGCTCTCAATCTTTGCTCGGTTAGTTGAGTATTCATCAGACCACTCTTCTAGGGCTTCGCGCTCAGCGTTGAGGTCGCGATAGATAACTTGCTTTAACCCTTGAAGAACTGTGCGCTCACTCTTTGCGTGAGTCTTTGGTGCTGGTACTGGGCGACCATGAGGCGTATCTGAGAGACGCGCTCCTGATGTTCCTAACTTGCTAGGACTTGCTTTGACTACTGAGCGATTTTGGATAATGCTCACTTTTCTACTCCGTTATCTGTACGGTATCCCGTACACTTGTGGCTCGGGCTAGTTCCCTGACCAGTACCTCAAGTATAACCTAGATCACATGTTAGGTCAAGCGACCAAATCCTTAATCAGCCGTCATCAGTAATCGTCAATAGTTTGTGTTGGAAATTTTAGACGGGCTAAATAGCCTGTACGGTATCCCGTACGGCGCGATCAGACTCCATCATACGCCGTCATACGCCAGCCGAGAGTTTGTGTTGGTTTGTGTTGGCCGAATTTTTGGACAAAAAAATAACCCCCGCGCCCGAAGGCGCGAGGGTTATCTGATCGGGTCAGACTATGCGCTGACCGTATTCATGGCGCGGACTAACTTCGCGACGGCGGTTAAACGCTTGGCGATCTCTTCGCGCTCTTCGGAAGTCTCGCGCTGAGCGAGATCGACCACACTCTCCAAGATCTCTTCAATGGAGAGGGCGAGAATATCTGAAACCTCTCCCGAAAATTCTCCCTCTGACTTCTCAGAAGCGGGGCGGGCTTTGCGGGTGGTCTTTGGTAGGGCTTCGGCAAACGCTTCGACGGTCTTTGACTTGGTGACCAGCGCGCGCGCTCCTTCAGCCTTCAAGGTCACGTCTGCTTTGCCAGCGAGGGAGATCGCTTTGGCAAACGGCATGGACTGGGATAGGTGAAATTTCTTCTCCATGCGGGCGAGAGTCTCAAAATACTGGCTCTTGGTAGGGGTCACATCTGAAAGGCTGAACCCTGTGTCCTTCTGAGCCTTTGCGATTGAGTCCTTGCGAACACGCACAGAATACTTCAATGCTTCCGCGAAGAATTCCCATGTTGAAGAATTGCGACCCGTCGCGAGAGCGAGGTACGCCGATACCAATTCCTCTGAAACTTCTGTGGTCTTTGCGGTCTTTGCTGGTGTTGCTGTCTTTGGCTTTGCGGTCATTTTTTTACCTTTCATTTTGGCGGGCGGTGTTGCCCACTAGGAAAATAGTACCACCTTTGGCGGGTAGCGCAACTCTCCCCTGCTTCGTGTCTGGGCTGAGCGTAAACCCCTGCCCCGTACGGTATCCCGTACACCTTGCCACCCTGCCCCGATCTCCCTGCCGATCTCCTGCCACCCTGCCGACCTTTGGGGCGGTCTGGGATAGGTCTGCCGATCTCTCTCACTCATCACTCACCCCGACTCATGGCGTGATCTCATGCCCCCACTTTCCACCATGTCCGGCGATCATGTCCGGCGAAAGAGCTTCTATTCCTTGCCCCCTAATGGTGTGCCTTTGATAGTTCACCAGAAAACACCAAGACACCCGAAAAACACTAGGAATATGCGCCCCAATGGGCGCAATATGTTCAAGGCTAGGTAGTTGAATATTCAATAGTTGAACTTTCAATTATATTTGACCTGGGGAGTTTTAATTATGAGTGTAAGATTGATTGAGTATCACCCAAAATAATTTTTATAAATATAGCCCCCCTATAATATATACAAAATAGGACATACTAGGACAATAATCATGTGACTTCAGTCACATTGTAAAAATATTTCAAAATAAAAGTCGGTTTTATATCAAATATACAGGTTATCTTATATGTATATATAAATCAATCAGAGCGTTTCGCTTGAAGCTACACGCTCCTCAATCAATCAGATATATCATATAATATATATACATATAACCAGGGCTATGCCCAAAATCAATACCCTAACCTTTTACCCAAACCCAGCCCCTAAGTGAGGTATCCCAGTGGCGTCCACATCCAGCCATAAATATACCGTAGCCCAGGGAGCCAAGCGGTCTTCCAAGGAAGCCAAGCAGATCATCATTGATCTCATCCAGGCAGGCGAAACGGTCGAGTCAGCCTGTAAGGCAGCAGGTAAGTCGGTCAAGTCCTACGAGTACTACCGATCCACAGACCCCCAGTTTAAAGAAGCCATCGACCTAGTCCGTGACATCCAAAAGCGGGACGGCGTCACTCTCGGCGAGGACGCCAATATCAGCTTTGAGGAATTCCGTAGCAAGTACCTCATGTCCCAGACCTTTGCTCACCAGCTCAACATCACCGATCTACTGGACGGTAAAGAGCCACGGTGGATCCATCCTAATATGACCTACGAACCTGGCGAACCCCAGTACGTCTTGGTCAATGTTCCACCAGATCATGCCAAGTCCATGACCGTCTCAATTGATTATGTGACCTACCGCGTCTGTACCGATCCTAATATCCGTATCAAAATCGTGTCTAAGACCCAGACCATGGCCTCAGAATTTCTTTACGCTGTCAAGCAGCGTCTGACTAACCCTACATGGGCAGACCTACAACGTCGCTTTGCGCCAGTCGAAGGCTGGAAAGCTACCGCTGACAAGTGGACATCCACAGAAATCTACCTAGCCCGCAACTCGGCCGAAAAGGATCCTACGATCCAGGCTCTGGGTATCGGTGGTCATATCTACGGTGCTCGTTCAGATCTGATTATTCTTGACGACTGCGTCGTCTTGTCTAACGCCAATGAGTACGAGAAGCATCTTCGCTGGATTCAGCAGGACTGCGTCACCCGTCTTGGCCCATTCTCTAAGCTTCTTGTCGTAGGAACCCGTGTGGATCCCATCGACTTGTATAAAGTCCTACGCGACCCAACCCGCTACCCAGAGGGTGAGTCACCTTGGACCTATCTGGCTATGCCAGCCATTCTCGAGTCCGATGAGGATCCAGAGAAGTGGGTAACCTTGTGGCCTAAGTCTGACCGACCATGGCTTAAGGATCCAACCCCAGCTGATGAGAACGGCCTATTCCCTCGTTGGGATGGCCCGCATCTTAAGAAACGTCGTGCGATCTTAGATCCACGTACGTGGGCAATGGTTTACCAGCAGCAGGATGTCTCATCCGATGCGGTCTTCAACCGCGAAGCTGTTCAGGCATCTATCTCAGGTATGCGCGCCCCTGGCCCGCTTATCGAAGGTGCTCCAGGTCACCCACACCTAACACGCCCACCTTACATTATTTGCTCTATGGACCCAGCCATGTCTGGTGATACCTTTAGCATTGCCTACGCTGGCGATACGGAAACCAAGAAGCGCTTTATTCTTGAAGCCTCCAAGATGACCGCACCAACTCCAGCAAAGATCCGCGAACTAATCCGTGAGTGGACCTTCAAATACAACCCAAAGGTCTGGGTTATCGAGAAGAACGCGTTCCAGCTCTTCCTTACTCAAGACGAAGAGATTAACGCCTTCCTCGCTAGCCGCGGTATTCGACTTGTTCACCACTACACTGGTGCCAACAAGATGGATGGCGAGTATGGTGTGGCATCTATGGCTGGCCTCTTTGGCCACATGGATGAGAAGAACCAGCACATGGGGGATAACCTCATTGACCTGCCAAGAACTACCGATGAATCCATGAAAGCTTTGGTGGAGCAGCTAGTCACCTGGTCGCCTGGAACTAAGAACAAGCAAGACGGCCCCATGGCCTTGTGGTTTGCTGAGACGCAGATGCGCCAGTTCATCAACCAAATGGGCGCCTACCAGGATACCTGGATCAAAAACCCATTTGCCACACGTGGCGAAATGTCTAAACGCCAAGTCGTTCAATTGGACGAATGGGAATCAATGAAGCATAGAATTGCTGCTAACGGAGGATATCGATAATGGCATTAACCATTGATGAGGTGAGTGAGAAGGTTCGCAAGATCCGTACTCACAATCATCGCCGCGATGCCCGCTGGCAGGATCTCATGTCTATCCGTCAGGGTGACATCCAGAACGTATTTCCACAACTCTTCTCCGATGACTATCCGAAACCTATGGTTTCGAACTTCATCGATGTGGCAGCTCGGGACATTGCAGAAGTCATAGCCCCACTGCCAACTTTTTCATGCATGACCAACAATGTCAATAATGACCGCGCCCGTCGCAATGCCGACAAGCGCACCATGATTGCAGCTGGTTACCGCGACGCAGCAGATCTGCAGACCAAGATGTACTCAGGTGCAGATTACTACGTAACCTTTGGTATGCTTCCTTTCATCATCGAACCAGACGAGAAGGGCAAGCGCCCGCTTATTCGTATTGAGTCACCTCTCGGCGCATACCCAGAGTTCGACCGTTTCGGTAAGCTGATCTCATACACCAAGCGTTATTTTAAGACCGTCCGCGATCTTATCAACCAGTTCCCTGAGCACGAAGCGCTCATTCGTAACAAGTACGAGAAGCGCACCTCCGAGCGTCAGCTCGAGATGTACCGCTACCAGGACAAAGACCAGACTTTCCTTTTCTTGCCAGAGCGCAATAACCTTGTTCTTGTCCATGTAGAAAATCTCCTTGATGAGATCCCAGTCGTACTTGCAGTACGCCCTGGCGTAGACGACGAGACCCAGCGTGGTCAGTTTGACGACATCATGTGGGTACAGGTTGCCCGCGGTCGTTTTGCTAACCTCACACTTGAGGCAGCCCAAAAGTCAGTTCAAGCACCATTTGCTTTGCCTAACGATGTTAATACTGTAGAGATTGGCCCAGACGCCACTATCCGCTCCGCTAACCCAGAGAAGATCCGTCGCGTTGAGCTTAATATCCCTAATGGCATCTTCCAAGAAGGCCAAGAGCTCGATCACGAGCTTATGGTTGGATCTCGCTACCCACAGGGTCGCCTAGGTCAGCAATCAGGCTCTATTGTCACAGGCAAGGGCGTTCAGTCCTTAATGGGTGGGTTCGATACCCAGATCAAGACAGCTCAGGCTGTATTGGCAGATACATTCCGTAAGGTCATGTTTGTCTGCTTTAAGATGGATGAAACCTACTGGCCTAACTCCGTTAAGCAAGTTCGCGGCATCAATGCTGGCGCACCATACGAGATTACCTACATTCCTTCCAAGGATATCAACGGCAACTACCACTGCGACGCTACCTACGGTCTCATGGCAGGCCTTGATCCTAACCGTGCGCTAGTCTTCGGGCTTCAGGCACGTGGAGATAAACTCATCTCGCGCGACTTCCTACAACGCAACCTCCCGTGGGAACTTAACATTACAGAAGAAACTCAACAGATCCAGGTAGAAGAACTTCGAGACGCAACCGTAGCTATGCTCGGTGCGCTCGCAGGCGCTCTTCCTCAAATGGTTATGCAGGGTCAAGACCCTTCTAAGATTCTTTCCTCTATGGCTCAAGTTATTAAAGGCCGTCAAGAAGGCAAAGAAATCGAAGAATTGGTGCAGGAAGCGTTCGCGCCTACCCCTCCACCTCCAGCTCCCCCTGGTGTTGAGCCACAACCTGGGCAGACGCCTCAAGGCGCGCCAGGACCCACATCTGCTCCACCAGGGGCCCTACCTCCAGGGCAGCCTCCAGCGATGGAACAATTATTAGCTGGGATGAACCAATCAGGTAATCCACGGCTAAGCGCTGGCGTCAGTCGGCAAACTCGAGTATAAACCTATAGGAGATACAATGGCATACGGAACAAACGTACCAAAGCCAAAGAATCAAGGTGGACACGCATCTGCTAACACTCAGCCAGCTTCAATGCAGGCTAAGAAGGGTGCTGCAGATCCAATGCCAGCTAAGATTCTTTACAACGCCAGCCCAAAGGGCTTCGGCGGATCTAAAAAAGCGTAATTAAGAGAAAGGGAAACTGATGTCATCTGGCGGATATCGAGAACCAAGTAAACCCGCAGTGCAATCAGGCCCTGGTCCATTATCGCAACGTGTTGACGGCGGGCCTGCTTCCAAGCAGACCGCCCGATACATTGCTGGTGGAGACTACGGAGATGCTGGATTGCTTCCTATTCAACAGGGCGCACCAATGGCAGCTACCAATATGCCCGCACCACAACCTGTACAAGCAACGCAAGGCGGAGCTCAGCAGGAACAAGATTTAAATCAGCCAGTTATTCCACTTACTGAGCCAACACAGCGTCCCAATGAACCTGTTACATCAGGTGCCGCGCTAGGTGCGGGTCCAGGTCCAGAGGCTTTACGCCTCCCTGCAGTAGCACAAGGCGGAGCGACAGCGCAAGCGCTAGTCCAGAACCTTGCTACACGACCAGATGCATCACCACAACTTAAGCAAATTGCTGCTCAACTAGGAGGTTAACACATGGCCGAGGCTAATACGCCTATACAGCCACCTGTTCAGCCACCAGTACAAGGGCCTGCTCAGGCTTCGACTACCACAGCTAACAACATTGTTAACAACCATCCTTGGATGGCGCAACAAGCTCCAGAAATTACAGCAGGTTTAATTCAAGGTGGGGCAGATCCTGCCACTGTAAATACTGTAGACCACGTTTCTCGTGGTTCTGTTGTAGGCAATGCAATTACGCAAAATCAAAACCTTTACAATACACATTCTATTTGGGCAGACGCTTTGGGTGGCGTAACCAATCTAGCTTCTAGCGTTGTACATGGACTTGGCCATATTGTGCCAGGCTTTACAACTCTTGCTTCTTGGGCAAATAAACCTCTTCAGGAAGTGCAAAAAGATTTTAAATTTATCGGTGCTATTTATAAAGATCGCGGCATTGGCGAGGGACTTCTTGCTACTGCAGGTGTTGTAGCTGGTGCCGTTCTTGGCTCAGCTATTGGTCCAGAAGGTACTATTATCGGTGCCACGCTTGGAGCAGATTTAGCAGGAATGGGCGAGCGCCAAGTTCTTGGCCGTGTTATTCCTGACTGGAAGAAGCCTTTTACTCAGTCTAGCGATCCTAAGTTTATCATGAACCCAGGCCACATTGTGGCCGATGCACTTTCTAAGCTTCCTGGTCTCAACAGCCTATCTGATACTAACCATGGCTGGGGACAAACCATTTCTGGTTTAACTGATATGGGCTTTGATTTTACTATGGATCCGCTTATGGGTCTTGGTAAGTTCACTTCAGCTCTTAAGCGTGGAGAATTCCTCAAAGGCGTAGCTACAGCAGATGGCAAGCAAATGGGTGTTGTTGTAACATCTAAGCTAGCTAACTCTTCTGATGCATTTACCAACTTTATCTTCCGCAACTCAGGCGTACAGTACAGCTCTGAAGGTGTGCAAATGGCTCTTGAGCAAGGCAAAGGCATTGAAAATGCTGGCCTGCTTGGTAAGGTAGGCAATACCTTCAATCCGTTTACTTCCAATGCTAAGAACTTCTATCGTGCTGCGCAGACAATTGCTGACATGAAGAACCCAGTTGCAATTCAAGCATTGTTCCCAGGATCAGACTTCTCATATTCTGTTGCTAAGGACTTAGCTAAAGCCGATACTCCAGAGAAGGTTGCCAGCGTAATTGGCGACTCCCTCTACATGAGAGAACTTAATGTGCAGGGCGACTTGCAGGGTATGGCTAATCGCCTAGTTCTTCCCACTCAAACTCTTGCTCGCTCGTGGTATGGCAAGGGAATTGACACTATTCTTCAGAAGGCAGGCGATCCTTCGCTTGATTCTACCAAGAACCTCTTGATGCCAAAGAAGGTTGCAGTTAAGGATAACAAGGGTAACTTCCTTGATGTCAATGGTGAGATTCAGTCCAGTACAGGTGCAGAACAAGCTTATAAGTATATGCCTGGTGGCCTTTATAGCAAGGAAGCGGACGGCACTTACAGTGTCTGGAACGCTGCTGCAGGTAAGGTAAGAACCTTTACGGGCTACCGCTCACTCAATCTTAACCGTACTTTAATGGAGCAATCTGCCAAGAAGCTGGATCTAACCAGCCCTGATCTTGGCGTAGCTATCTACAACATGGCTCGTTATGCCATGGGCAAGAGCGCTGCTCTTGAAACCACAGCTAATGTCATGAAGCATGTAGGCGATGACGCTGCATTCAATACTCAGTACTCGGTGCTTCTTAAGGAAGTGGCTAAGGCTGCTGGTATTAGCGATGACTCTAACGTTATTCGTAACGTCATGTCTCAGGCTCAGCGTGCTCACTCATCGGGTCACAATGAACTTCGCGCATACAGCTTAGCTGTAAATGGCAATCCAATTCCAGCCACAAAGATGCGCGACACAGTAGACGCTAACGGCAATATTGTGCCACAAGATGCCGCAATGGTTGCTGTTAATGAGAGCCAAATTGGTGGCGCTGGTATCATTGATTTCAAGGAATTGCGTAAGGCTGTTAAAGAAGCTAACGCTTATAACCGCTTCTACTCCAAGGCAGATGACTTTTTTACTTGGTATACCGAGCGTGCCTTTGCGCCTCTTACCCTTTTTACCACAGGCTTTGGTCTCCGCGTAGCAGCAGGTGAAGCTATGCACGAAGTCATGCGTAACGGCCTTAAGAATTACCTAACCACTATTGTGGCTAAGAATGCTCTTCGCTATGACAAAGACTTGATGACCAGCCCTGAGATGGTTGCTGCAGTCAACAAGCATCGCGCTAACGCTGTTGTAGATGCTACCACTTCAGAAGATCTAGCTGCCCTTCCAGATGGTGTTGTCAAAGAAAACGAAATGACAAAGTACCTCAATGATAAGGAAAAGCTTTGGGATCGCGTTGGTCTTCCACGCCCTGTAGGTTATGTCTCTCGCAAGCTAGCTCCCTATGTTGCTGCTGATAAGATTGATGTTATCAATCGCTACCAGCAACTTACTGGTGTTATCCTGCCTTCTTCCATGACAGCAACTCACTTAGCCAAGCTAAGCACTGCTGCTGAAGATGAGGTCGGAACCCTTGCTCAGCTCATGCGTAAGTCCGTCAGCGCTGGCCAGGACCCACTTGCCTTCTTTGATTACGTTCACCCCTCCTACCATGGACATTGGGCAGTCACTCTTAACAACTGGGCTGACAGCGTATTTGGTAAAGATATTGCAGCTGACTACCTACGCTTAAACCAGAATGCCAAGTTTGCTCAGCTAGACAATGAAGCAAAGTGGTTGAAAGTTCAACAACTTCATGAACAGCGTCTTGTCGATATGCCACAACGTTACAAGGACCTTGAAGGTCGCATGGTTGGACTTCGCTTTGGAGAGCCAGGCTCGTTTGCCGCTAACCAAACTCAATCTGTGCGTGGCGTTGTTGAAGGCGTAGATGGCACCACTCATGAAGATCTTATTCAAAACATTGCCAATGGCAAGCATATTACTGCTGATGCTTTAAAAGAAAAGCCTATTGAGCAAAGCGTTGCCAAGGTTCTTGGTCGTACTCGTCCAGACACCACTAGCATGTTTAACAAGATCATTGAAGCGGGACACCGCAATATCATTGGTCCAGTAATTGACCACATTTCTCGTGAGCCAATTTTTGGGCACTACCTATATGAGAACTACCGCGCTTATCAGCCAGCAATTGATGCTGGTCTCCTTAGCGAGGACGAAGCTCTCCGTCTATCGGGTCAGGCTGCTACAGCCAACATCATTCCTTTGATTCACAACCCTGCGTTGCGTTCTCAAATGGCTATGTTGCACCGTAACTTTGCACCATTCTACTTTGCTCAAGAGCAGGCAATGAAGCGTGTTGGTCGCCTAGTGCTTACCAATCCAGCTGCATTCCGTGACTTCCAGATGATCCAGCAGGGTATGAATAATCCTGGCTTTGTTCATACCGATGCTAGTGGTCAGCAGTACATTGTGTATCCAGTCCTTGGACACTTTGGCGATGCTGTAGCTCGAGGTATGAACGCCCTTGGCTTTAGTCAATATGTAGGCTTACCTACCTCTGTGACTGGTAGCACACAGTCTTTGCTTTCAGTACTTCCTGAAACTAAGATGCCTTCCGTTAACCCATTTGCCAACACTGCAGTGTCACAACTAGCATCGCGTTTCCCTAACTTCATGGGACTTGGCAAGGTTGCCGATCGTGTGGCCAACTTAGCTACGGGTGCTTCTCCTTTTGATCCAAACTCAGCTGGTCACACATCGACCAACTTCTTGGATACATTGATTCCTAACTCATCTATCCGCGATTTCTTTAATGCGTTGCACCCAGATCAGCGTGAGTCTATGGTTCACAACTCCATGCTTTCAGCCATTGCTGCAGCATACACAAGCGGTCAGCTTGACAAGGAAAAGTTTGCTTCAATGACGCCTTCAGAACAGCAGGCAGTCCTTGATCGTATTCAGCACAATGCTCAGACCAACTTGTTGGTTAAGGGCTTGCTTGCATTCTTCCTTCCTTTGTCACCTAACGTGACCAACGATTACTACACCAAGAACCTACAGACATTCCGCTCTGAGTTCTTGCAGATGACCCTACCAAAGAACCAAGGCGGTCTTGGACTAACGCTCCCAGAAGCTACTCAGAAGTTCATGGAAGAGCACGGTAAGGAAGGCCTAGACGCCTCCTCATACACCGTGTCTCGTACCGTGTCTGGTAGCGGTGGCTCTTCAATGCCATTGTCCGATCAGGTACTTGGCTGGCTAGACGCCAACAAGGGATTGCTTGCCTCGCACCCATATGCAGCAGCTTACCTTGTTCCACAAGGCCCAGCTACTCCAGATGCTCTTAAGGTAGAAAAGACATTGCTTGCAATGCACCTACGCGAGCAGCGTACACCAGCAGAGTTCTTAAATGCCGTGTACGTTACCAAGGGTTGGACCGAACTACAGCCTTCTCTTAAGGATTACCAAGATCAGCTATCCAAGGCTCAGAAGTCTGGTAACCGCGTAGAAGTAGCTAACCTTCACGCGCAGTGGAAAACCTTTACTACCAACTATGGTCTAAGCAACCCTATCTGGTATGCAGACTATCAGAACCCTACCAAAAACACCAGTGCGCAACAGGCCCTTGGCCAGCTCATTGACTTGGAAAAAAAGGGTCAGCTAGGCAACTCAAATACTGTAGCAGGCATCAAAGATCTCCTTGCTTCCTATGCAGATTACCATGCCCAGCTTGCAGCTAGCACCTATGACAATGGTCAGCGTCGTACAGTAGGTTATTCCCAGACAGTAAACGCCTGGAACGATTACCTCAATAACTTAGTCATCAAAGATCCTAACCTTGCTAACGTTGTTAGCGGAGTATTTAAGAGAGTGGTATAATGGCATCGGCTTTCTCCTCCTCGCAGCAACAGCAGGCTCAGCAGCCTATCTTCTCGCCCAAGACAACAACTATTACAGATACGCAACAAGCGTCCCAACAGGACATTGTTGCTTCCCTTAATAGCGTAATGATGTCTTTGTTTGGTCGCCTTGCGACCGCTGATGAAGTGGGCAAGTATGGAGCAGAGCTCCTTGCCGCTCAGAAGGCTAACCCTACTCGCGGTAGCCAGAACCTTGTCTACGATCCCAATACAGGAAAGCCTTTAACTGGCAGCAACTCAACAGTATCTACCAGCGTAAACCCAGATGCTTTCTTTGCGAGCCTACTTGCAGGTACAGCAGAGGCTAGCCAGTATCGTATTACTGGAACATACATGGACGCCCTAAAGGGCATGGCAGACTCATCAAAGGGAAGTTTCAATGGCTAATAAACCAACAACGGACTACTCGGGTCTTGATGCGTTTTTGTCTGGAACGGGCTACTCTGAACCAGCGCCCCAGCCAAAATCTAAGGCTAAGCCAGGCAAGACTGCCGAACAACTTTATCAAGATCAAGAAGCTACTCGCGAACTTATCCAAGCCCGCCAAAATTCTGATGATGCTGCAAAGGCGTTGCAGATGGCTGTTGGTGAATTCAAGATGGGCGCATTAGGTAAAGACCAACTTAATAAAATCTTTATTACCTATCAGACCGCACAGGATAAGCTTTACACAATGGATGCGCCTTCAGCGCAAAAAATTAATCAAGTTTATTTCCCAAGCATGAAGACGCCAGCTGCAACAACTGGTAGTGGCACAGACTCTGGCATTGCTCCTACTCTTGTATTTGGTCCTGATGGAAAGCCAGAGAAGAATTCTGACGGTTCCTACAAGACTCAAGTTGTAGATGAGAATGGCAACGTCAATGGCGTAGCCCCTACAATTGTATTTGGACCAGACGGCAAGCCTGTTAAGAATCCTGACGGATCTTACAAGACGCAAGTTGGAGCTACAGCTCCTGCAACTGGCGGGCAACCATCTAGTAACAACAAAGGTGGAGGATCTAGCTCTACTTCATCTACACCTGACGCAACTAATGCATTTACCTCACTTACTCAGGCTCAGCAAGATCAGCGCGATTACACCGTAGCTGGACCTAACGTTCCTCAGGATCTCAAGTCTGCCACATGGGCAAAGCAATACGGCGGTATCGGCGCCATGGCAATGACTATTCCATGGATGAAGGACCTCCTAGCCAAGGCTTCAGTAGGCGGTTGGTCTGCTACCAAGTTTACCAATGAAGTTAAGAACTATACTGACTCTACAGGTCAAAAGCCTTGGGATCATATTGCTCAGGCATACCGCGACTCTAGCATTGCTTATTATGACAATAAGCAGGCATGGGCACAGCAGTATAACGACAAGCTTGCTATCCTTCAGAAGTCAGCCGTAACTCAAGGCCTAGATCCTAGCGCATTTGGCAAGGCATTAGATCTTAACGATGTAGCAGCCATTGACGCTGCCTACAAAGATCAACACAGCCCAATGGGAACCTACTTCAGCACCTACTACAATAACACACCCGATCAGGGTCTTATTGATAACTATGTTGCTAACCACTCTTCTCTAGCCAAGACTGATAACAACGTCTATGGCGGCGTTATTGGCCAGACAATTGACGATCTTAAGAGCTACGCCAACAGCATGGGAATTAGCTCATACTATCTACCTTCGGCTAAGACTCAGGGTGGCGCTGGTGACTGGTATGCCCAGACAGCTCTTCGCATTCAGCAGGGTAATACAACTAACCCAGACGGTACAGTTGTTCCAGGCTATACAGCCGAGCAGGCTAAGAATGACCTTAAGCAAGTTGCTATGGCAACCTATAAGCCATTTGCTAACCGCATTAATGAAGGCATGACAGTACAGGCGCTTGCTAGCCCTTACATCAATGCTGCTTCTAACCTCCTTGAAACAAGCGCAGACAAGATTGACCTTGGCGCTTCAACAGGCCTGGGCTATGACATCACCAAGGCACTGCAGGGTGACGGCACTAACTCAATGTCACTAGATCAGTTTATGACTCAAATCAAACAACGTCCAGAATGGTTGCAGACAAGCAACGCTCGTAACAGCGTTATGGATACAGCGACTACCTTCTTGCGCAATCTTGGAATGGTAACGGGTGGATAATGAAAGATCAAAACGTAGATAGAGCGATAGCAGCAGCCCAAGCTGCTCAGACACCTTCCCCAACCATGACAGGACAAGCTCCTGTAGTTACTCCACCAGCAGCTACCTCACCTGCGGCATCGACAACAACTGCAGCCAAAGTGCCCGAAGGTGAGAGTGCCCCTAGATATACCGCTTCAGATGGTACTGTCTTTACAGATCAGAACGCATTTGCTACCTATGTAGCAGGATTGGCCACAGCCAAGGCTACGACAGATGCAGCCAAGTCTGCAGCTGATACCGCCGCACAGAAAGCGGCCGCTGACAAGGCAGCAGCAGATGCTAAGACTGCAGCAGACGCAGCAGCTAAAGCTATTAATAACCAAAACGCTCAGCAACTCCTACAGTCTACCTTAGCTGGTTATGGCGTAGATAGCTCTGACACTGGCATGAGTATCAGCAACGCTATCATTGGCATGGTTCAAAAGAACTACGATGCTCCTACAATTCAAGCGTTGGTTGAAGACCCAGGCTCTATCAAGTCGGACAAGCCAGAAGTTGTGGCACTAGCTACCGCTTGGCAGACTCGCTTCTCGGGCAACTACGGACCAGACGGTCGCATCGCCAAGGGTCTATCCCCACTCTCTCCAGCAGAGTACATTGCTACAGAGAACTCATACGCCACTATTGCTAAGGCTGCTGGTTTACCAGCTGGCTTCTTGGATAACAAGATTAAGTTCGGTAACCTTATCGGTAACGACATTGCCCCTACAGAACTTCAGGATCGTGTCAACGTGGCTGCTAAGTCTATCAGCAATCAAGACCCATTCTATACCCAGACTCTTCAGAACTACTATGGACTCAACCCTGGTGACATGATTGCTCACGCTCTTGATCCTAATGCAGCATTGCCTCTACTACAGCGTCAAGCAGCAGCAGCTACCTTTGGTGCAGCAGGTGCTCGTCAGAACGTTAACGTAGATCAGGCTACAGCCAACCAGTATGCAGTTCTTGGAATTACTCAGAATCAAGCTGAGCAAGGCTTCCAGAACATAGCATCAGCTTTGCCTACTGAGCAGAAGTTAGCCGCTATCTATGGTGGTACAGGAACTCAGTTTGGCTCATCTGCTGACCAGCAGGCTAACCTCACCGCAGCTACCTTTGGTGGCCCAGGTGGAGCCTCTGCAGAGCAGCAACTCAAGAAGCTTCAACAGCAAGAAGTAAACGCCTTCTCAGGCTCATCTGGAGTGGATAAGAACTCACTCTACGGCTCAACCTCAGGAGCCTTCTAACAAGCTTGCCCGACTGACCAGCATCGGGATCTAGTACTACGACTGGTAGTAGGAGCCATCAATTCTCTCCCCTGATTATTGATGTGGCCTGCGTTAACTATAGAAAAGGGAGTGCCTAAATGGCGAACCAATACGACTACGACGACGAAGACGAAGAGACCACTGTGAACGATCAACAGATCCCAGCTGGGCTTCGTAAGGCGCTTAAGCGTCTCGAAAAAGAGAACCAGGAACTACGGGAAGCCAACGCGTTGCGCGACTCGATGCTCCGTGAGCGTACCGTCAAGGACGTGCTGGACTCGAAGGGTGTACCTAGCAAAATCGCTAAGTTCATTCCGAGCGACGTAGCAACACCCGAGCAG